GATTTTATAACTGGATGTTGCAAGGACAACATGATAAAAATGTTCCTTTATCTTCTGCAGAAACAATTGCGGGTACTACTATTAGTACTGGTAATGTAGGAGCTAATGGTGAAAGATTTAATCTTATCTTTGCTGAAAACATTTTCGAAGAAGGTAACGTTCTTAAAGGAGAAAGTGAAGAATATCACTTACTTGTTAAGAAAGTATCTGATGCAGGTTCATTAACTAAAGTAGAAGTAGAACTAGTAACTGATTCAGCTGCTAAATCTGTACCTGCTGATGAATTAGTTACAGGAACTAGATTTTCTAAATTCTATAGTCTTTCTCCTTCTACATTATCTTACCAAGGTTCTAGTCCTTATTTCACATCTCCTTGGAGAATGGAAAACAGACCTTCTACTCTACGTATGGAGTACAAAGTTCCTGGTAACGTAATTAACAAAGGGAAAAACGAACCATTAGAGTTTGGATTCCAATACAAAGGTCAAACTGAGTCTATCTGGATTAACTATCAAGATATGGTTGCTCATCACCAATGCGAAGAGATGTTCTCAAGAATGTTGATGTATGGTAAGAAAAACTGGACTAATGATCACAAGTACTTAAACAAAGATGACAAGACTAAATATGCTATCGAATCAGGTGCAGGTTTCTTCGAGCAAGTTGCTCCATCTAACGTACACTACTACAATAGCTATGATTTAGATTGGCATCTAGAGATGTTACTAGACATGGGTGTTGGTAAAATCGAAAGAGGTAAAAGAACTATCCACTTGTTAACAGGTGAGTTTGGTGCTATTGAAATCTCTAAACAAATTCAGGCAAAAAGAGGTCAGTTAAATGTAACTGTTATCCAAGATAGATTCTTAGATAGTAACTCTAAGCCAGGAAACATTGGCGGTGGAAACACTAAAGCTACACAACAACCACAATATAACGTTTACGAATGGTATAACGGAGTTTGCATTAAAGTAGAAATTCTTGATTTCTTCGATGATGATGTATACTTCCCAAAACAACATCCTGACGGAAAAGGTATCGTTGAGTCTCACAGAATCTTAGCTCTTGACTACGGTGAAGAAGCAGGAATCTATAGAGTTAAGCCTAAAGGTGTTCCAGATTATAACTGGGCATACATTCCAGGTATGAGAGATCCTTTCTCTCCTGCAGGAAAAGGTTCTCCGAAATTGGTAGCATCTCCTATTGATGGATATGAAGTTCATATGCAAAAATGGGGTGGTATGATGATTGAAGATCCTACGAAAGTAGTTGATCTTAGATTATCTGTAGACTAATATAAGATTGTAAAAGCCTCCTCGTAATGGGGAGGCAATTACATAGTTTAATATAAATAAATAAAAATGACAGCAAAAACAGCAACAAAAAAAGAAACTATCGTTTGGGGCTCTTATTTAAGAGATGAGATAGTAAGTGTTAGAGCAGTAGAATCTTCGGGTAAATGGTCAACACTTTTAGTAAAAGGACAAGATAAAAAAAATGATCCTTTTATTTATAACAAAGTTAAGAGAAGCTATCAAGTTCCTCTTAATGATTACAGAAGAGGTGGAGGAGTAAAAAGAATTTTAGACGACCAAGAGAGGCGTTATATAAAAAAATACTTTGAGAAATATCCTAACGGAATGACTCAACAGGAGTTCTTTGAAACAGAATTAGGTGTGAATTTAAATGTCACATTACCGACAGATGACAATTTCTGGAGGACAGATAGAAGAGGACGTGTAACAATGACTAAAGAAGGAATGCAATTAAATTTAAACTTTCCTTTAGATATGTTAAAGTACCACATTCTATTGTCTAACAAGAAATTAGTTTCTCCGTCTTATGATGACAGAGTACTAAGAGCTACTTTTGAATTTATGATTGTTAATGACAATAAAGTAACTTCTAAGAAAGTTGAAGCAGCTGAGCTTAAAGCTAAAGCATATACTAAATTTGCAGAGATTACTGCAAACTTAGGAAAAATGAAAGGCTTTATTAAGTCGCTAGGAAGAACCATTCCAGCTAATAATACTAAAGATTGGTTAAAATCTGAAGTATTAATGATACTAGATGAGAATCCGGCAAACTTTTTAGCTGTAGTTAATCATCCTGAATACGAACATAGAATTTTTATCCAGGAAGCAACTGAAGCAGGAGCTATTAAAAAGATGAGTAACAAAAGATATGTATTAGACAACGGTATCGAATTAGGAGACCTTGGAAGTACAATCGCTTATATTAATAATGATGACAATCAAGAAGTAAAAATGAGAATTAAAACTCAGATTGAGTTATCAAAAAAATAAAATATGACCGCAAATGAAATGGCAGATGAGTTAGAATTAAGACTAGATAGAATAGATAGTTTTGGTTCACCAGGGTACGAAGATTTCGATCTTACGTCAGCTCTGACTGAAGCTCAATTGCTATACATTAAGCAGTTTGTTAGTGAACTTAATAACCGTAAAGGCCAAGGCCTAGAAGAAACCGAAATAAGAAACCAAGGATTAAGCGCCTTGATAAAACAAGGTGCTAATCTTACAGTTTCTGCGGACCAAATAGGAACCTTAGATAACGGAAAGTTCTTTGATTTACCTGCAGACTTTATGTATACTATATATGAGGAAGCAATAATAGACAAACAACAATGCGGTACAACTAACTTTATTAAAGCATGGATAAATGTAGTAGCTCACGATGAGATATGGCAATATTTATACAATAAATATAAGAAACCTTATTATAAAGATTATGGATGGGCTCGTATATGGAGACTAGGTTACCAAAGACAAGTAGATGGTAGCAATCCTGCAGCCGCCGCAACACCTAAAAGACACCAACTCGTAACTGATGGAACTTTTAATGTTACTAGTTATACAATAAACTATTTACTATTCCCTAGCGATATTACAGTAAATAGAACCACACCTGCTAACAGCAGAAATTGTATATTAGATGAATCAACCCATACGGTGATTATAGACATGGCAAAAAACCTAATGTTACAAAGAGTAAAAGAACAAACTGTGCAGAATATAATTTCTGCAAAAGACCTTGAATAAAAACTTAATATTAACTAAAAAATAAAACAATGCAATTAAGAAGACAAGACAATGTGGCTTATGCCTCAATCGCAGACACAACGCAAGCTATTCCAGCTTCAACTGCTGGAAAAACAAATGCTCCTGTGTCCCCTTCAACTTTAGCAGCCGGTGGTGCAGCTTTAATAGATGAAGGAAATATCGGTATTTCAACAGCAGCAGCTTATGCTACTTTAGCAGATGATGCTAGACTAAGAGTTTGTGAAAATATTGGAGGTAAATTAGTATTTTCAGCGGCTTTTACTAAATCAGCTATTAAAAGTACTACTGTAAAACAATTTTCTGCTGCTCAACAACAAATTACTAGAATTGGTTATAATGGTACTACAGGAGCACTTCCTACTACTACTGTTAAAACAGGTTTCTTTATTAAACTTCGTAAGAATGATAATGATGCCGCTAACAGAAGCCAACCTGCTAGCCTTTTTGCTCAGTTTGCAACTGATGCTACTGGTTCTCAAGAAGAATTAGCTCACGGTTTAGTAGCTAGTGGTATTAAAAACATGAGTACTCAGCCTGCAGGAAATAATGGATATGTAAAATTTGAAGCTCTTTGTGACGAAGCAGGTGCGGCTGTTACAGGAACTCTTACTCATTTATTATTTACTAAAGACAGTACCGAAGTTATTAGTTGTACTAACTTAGGTGCAGTAGATAATAATAAAACTATTACTAATATAGCTGTTGGAGACTGTATTAAAATTGCTGCTGCTCTTACTTCTCCTGTTTACAAAGTAAAATCTGTAACTAACGGAACTGCTACTACTCCAGCTAAAATTGTTTTAACATATGCTTATCAAGCAGATACTGCTATAGTAGCAAAAGGAGATGCTCGAAGAATTTTAGAAGCTGCTCATCTTATTGCAGAATACGGTGTACAAGTTAGAGGTGTAGCTAGTGATTTTGATGTAAATGCTTTTAGAAATTATTATTCTAACAGATTTACTGCTACTTTCTCTGATACTACTGTAAAAATAACTCATGTACAAGGAGCTTTAGATGGTGTTGGTGTGTGGCAACAAGTTGCTATGGAAGAATACATGTCTATGGGTAACCAAGGTGAAAACGGTATGTTAGGAGTTCCTCCTACAATGAGAACTTCTTCAGTAATTACTGATGGTCAATATGATTGCCTTCAAATTTCTGTAAAAGAAGATATAAATGGTTTAGTTAGTGCTGATAAAGCAGACGCAGACATCTTAGTATTTATACAAGATGGTAGTGGATCTCCTACTGGTTTAGGAATCGCAACTGCTTTAGGAGTTAACACTCTACTAACATAAGAGTCTCTCTCCCAAACCTCAGTAGCCTGTCACGTTTTTTTGCTGTCAGTGACAGGCTACTTTTTAATTAATTTTCACTATTTTTGTATAAAATAAAAACTATTATGATAACACCTTTTATATTTTAAATTATTAAATATAAACAGGTGTTATTTTTTTATGAAGCTATAATAATTAACAACCATGATACAGGGCATTACGCTTGTACTATTAGAAATGATTCTAAGATGGGTTTTAAAACCTGTAAGTATTGTGTATACCTTTATAAAGTTGTTAATCTTGTGCGATGTAAGATGGAGACTCTTTATTAGAGTTTTTAATAGATACTTAGTGAGAATAGCGTTAGCCCAGGATCAAGCGGATAACACAACAATGAGGTTTTTATTTAATGATTTATTATTAAAAGAAGACAGCAAAAGTTATAAGTTTGGAAACATGAACGAGAAGATATCTTCAGTACTGGGAAAAAATCAAAGAGCAAAAACTCTTAATAGATTAGGAAGATTTATTAATGGTATTCTTAATACTATTGAAGAAGACCATTCTATGAATGCTATCAATGATGATGTTACCGATCAAAATTTACCAACAATAAACGATTAAAATGGAAGACACTACATTAATAATAGGAGCACTTGCAACTTTAATAGCAGCTTTTGGTATAAAAGAAGTGTGGAATATCTGGAAGAAAAAGATAGATATTCAAGCAGCTAAAGAAATTAGGGAAGAAGAAAAAGAAGATAAGGCTTGGAGAGCTGAAGGCAAATTACTTGCAAAAGTAATAGAAGAATTAAAACAAAAAATTGACGAGCTAGAAGATAAGATAGATACACTAGTAGCAGAAAACACACTGCTTAAAGTAAAAATAGGAAAGATGGAAGAGCAGTTAATAGCAAATGCAGCTTCTAGGTCAAGAACTAAAAGAACTACTAATAAGAAATAACAATGGCATTATTACCTAAAATATCACTTTCATTAGAAAATAAATGTGACAAAGTAGACATTTGCGAAGAAACAGGCGTTTACGCTGTGAGCAATACTACAGGATGGGGAAGCCCTAATTTAACAATGACAGATGCTATAACGGCTGTTGTTAATGTATATAATTCAGCAGGAACGTCTACATTACAAACATTTACTATTAAAGATAGTGTTACTAGTTTATTTCCCGCATCTTTATTATCTCCTTTTCAAGCTTTTGATGGAGCAGCCTGGAATCAGCCAGATGGAATGTTTAAAGTAGAATACTCTGTTACAGAGGCTAATTTAACAACAGATGTAAACGGTTTAATACTTTCAGCACCTCCTACTATAGTAGGATTATTAGCAGCTCCAAATACTACTAATAATGTTGCATCTACAAGTTCAGGAACAGGCACAGGAGCTCTTTTTAAAGTAACTATAAATCCTGCTAATACTTTAGTAGAAATGACAGTAACTACTACAGGAAGAGGATACAAAGCAGGAGATACTATAACTATTCAAGGAACTAGTCTTACTGGAGGTACGGCAGGAACTATAACTGTTACTTTATTACCTCAATATCTAATAACTACTACTCATACTAATAATGAGCAGTATGTTTTATTTACATGTAACTTACAAAACTGTATGGAAATACTTATAGGTAAAATGGTAACAGAGTGCGATGCTGAAAAGCTAGATGAATATAAACAAATTTTAGATCAATTAGAGGTCTTACTTTATGGAATTAAAACAGCATTTTCTTGTAAGAATTTTACAAGAGCAGAAACACTGCTAGCAAATGCTGCAACAATATGTACAACTTTTTCAGGATGTGATTGCGGATGCGATTGTAACTGTTAACAATTAAAAATTAAAACAATGAGCTGTTCTTGTAACGACTGTGACGATATAACACTTTTTTCTGGAAATCCTGGAACTAATGGAATTTTTGGAGGATTTTCTGCTAGTTGGAAATTCAATACTGATACTAATATTGCAACGACTCCTACACAAAGTTATTTAAAAGTAAATAATCTTTCATTATTAGGAGTTACTAAAATCTTAATAAATAATGTAGATATAAATGTAAAAGATTTAAAAAACTTTTTAGATAGTTTTAATATAGACGGTAATTTTGGACTAATCAGAGTTTTTAAAGAAACTGATTCTAGTACTTTCTTTATGGGAAAAATTACAGGATTAACAGAAACTGTCCTTGCAGGTACAAATGCTACATACCATACTTTAGACGTAACTTGGATACAGGCTTATGGATCTTTTTCTTCAGATGATTCTTTAGTAGTAAGTTATACTCCTATAGGACATGGAGTAGAAGGAGGTAGTACTGCTACAAGTACCCAAGTAGTTTCATCAACTAGTTATGCAGTTCCTGCAGGTTATACTGGTTTAGCTTTATTAAATAATACCGGTGTTTCTAAAAATTATAAAGTAGATGTATCTTTTGTATGTGGAGATGAAACAGGTTTAACTCCTTACGCAGTAACAGGTGGATGTAATTTAGCATGTGGAGTATTTGTTAATGGAGTACAAGCTTATGAAACAGTTAGCAGATTAGAAAGTAATGTTGCCGCTCCTACATGGGACGTTGGCGTTGCATATAGAAAAAATGATATAGTACTTCTTAGTGGAGTTTATTATAAAGCTCTACAAACTAATACAGGAGCAGCCCCTTCGGGAGGAGCTCCTAATTGGGTAGTACAAGTAGGATTTAAAGGAAGAAGCGGAGGAGCTTTTAGTGTTCCTTCTTTAACACTACCAAATAATCAAAGTATAACTGTAAGATTTAAAGCTTTAACAGGCTCTCCTGAAAACGGTAAATTATTATCGGCAACATTTTGTTATAAAGAACTATAATGACTATAAATTGTTATAAATTAAAAGTATGGAATCTGCAGTGTAAATTTTCTACACTAGCAGAAAAGTATATGAATAATATGCTACTAGGAATAACATGTCCAGAGCAGTTAGATTATTTAAAAACTTTTAGAAGGTCCTTAAAACTTTTAAACAGATACGATACTAGAGATGTAGTAGATAAAACAACAGATTACAATGTAGTCTCATATGCTACTATTATAAGTATATTAGAAACACTAGAAAAGAAATACTAAAATGAGTCTTATACCTAAAATATTTCCTAGACAAGCTAGAAACGAAACTCAAGCTAGAATAGAGATTTTCAAAAATAGCTATACCGGGGCTCTTTGTTATAAAGATCAATATGGCAACTTAATACCAGTTGGTCAAGGAGATACTACTATTTACTCAATAGACGGAACTCTTACAGGAGATAGGACTCTTACAGGAGCAAGTAAATTTTTACATTTTAATGGTTTATCTAATTTTACTGTAGGTACTTCTACTAATATTAATTTAAACCCTAGCACAACTGTAGATATTGGAGCAGGTAAAGGAATTACAGCTGCTAATACATCTGGTACAGTTCAAGCTATAAAAGATAGAAATGTAGCTAACAACTACATACATTGGCTAAGTAGAAGTTTAGGTGCTAATGGAGATAATCTAGTACTTAGTGCTGGTTACGGAGTTAGTATAAGATGTAATAACGCTATTGCAGGTGTAAGTATAGTTAACGGAACTACAAGTGGTAAACTTTCTATAACTAACGGAGTACCTATTATTTCTGGGGCTAATAATGATATAGCTGATATTAACGCAGCTGTCGCAAAAGCATTAGTAACTAAAGAGTGGGTAGCCGCAACACACGGAGGTACTGTAACAAGTGTTGCTACTGCAGGAACAGTTAATGGTGTAACTTTAACAGGAGGGGCTATAACTAGTAGTGGTACTGTTACTCTTGGAGGAACATTAGCAATAAATAACTCAGATTGGGTAGGCACTGATTTAGCTATCGTTAACGGAGGTACAGGAGCTTCTACTCCTCAAGGCGGTATTAATGAGCTTACACAAGTTGGTTCTGCAAGTGCTGGACAACTTTTAACAGTAGTAGGAGGAAACGCTCAGTGGGCAACAGCTTCATTTGCTAGTTCAAGTATATACACAGCTTCAGGAACAATTCCTGCAACTACTGTAGCTACTGTTACAAATACTTTAAACTTTAATGGAGGAAGAGTAGGAATTAACGTTGCTCCTGGAACATATGATTTTCAAGTAGCGGGTACAAATGGAGCTTCTGTAAACAAATTAAATATAAATTCTGCATATGATTTTCCTACAACAGTTGCTCCTGCAGATAATGGAAAAGCTTTAACATATAACTCAGGAACAGGTGATTTAGAATTTACTACACCAGGAGGTTCAAATATTTACACAGCTAATGGCACTATTGGAAGTACTCGAGAGGCTACGCTTACAGATACTTTACATTTTATAGGAACAAATACAACTCAAGTAAAATTTGGCGCAGCTAATTATTTAAGAACTACTTTAGCAGGCGCTACAACTGCAGCAATATATATTGGAAATGGAACTATTGACACAAGTATAAATGGTAAATTTAGAGTACAAAGTTATAATTCTCAGTTTGCTGCTAATCATATAAAATTATACGGAAATCATTATTTACAATCTACATCAGCAGGTTTATGGACTATTGCAGATACAACCTCAGCTTCATATAATATTGGAGCAAGATTTGGTATTGTAACTTTAGGTAGTACAAATGCAACAACAGGTTTTAAAGTACAGAATAGTAGTGCAGTAGATATATTAACATTAAACGATGCTTCAGAAGGCAAAATATTAAATAATGTTGCAGCTCCCTTAGTAGCTTTAACTTTAGAAAATCAAGCAGGAGGAGCAAATCACACTAATTGTGGTGTAAAATTACAACTAACTAATAATGCCGACACAGGTTTTATTGCTCAATTTGATAGTACTAGTGGCGGAACTAGTGGTCCTACAATGAAAATTAGTTCTCCTACAGGAATAAATTATGTAGCAGGAGCTTCTTATGCTCAAGGTTATCATTACTTTCAAACAGGAGGTGGAGGTGCTGTTGCATTTGATAGAAATGGTAGCAACGGTATTGTTAAATTTTTAATTGCTGGTGGGGGCGGCACAAACACTGAACTTCGATATGCTCAAAGTGGTTCTAATTATAGTTATTTAAATTGTCCTTATAGTGTAGCTACTAAAGCTTTTGCTTGGGGAATAGAAGCTAGTGGTAATACAGAATTAATGAGATTGACAAGAAGCGGTCAATTAGGTATTAACAGCGATGGTGTAACAATAGATGCAAGTGCTGTTTTAGATGTAACAAGCACAACGCAAGGATTTTTACCTCCACGAATGACTACTGTACAAATGAATGCTATACTTAGTCCTGCTGAAGGTTTAATGGTATTTGATACAACAACTAAAAAATTTATGGGATATAATGGAACATCTTGGGTAGTACTAGTATAAAATAAAAAATTATATCACAAATAATTATTAAAATAAAATAAAATGGCATTAGAAATAAAAGCACAAGGAGATGCTAAACTACAAATAAGTGGTACAACAACTGAATTAAGTTCTGTGTATGCAAGATTAGAATTTGGTTTACCTAAAAACGGTGAATCAATGAGTGGGGCATTATATGTTTATGCAGCTAAATCTGAATATGATAATAGTCCAAGCTCATTATTAAAACTAAATAACCTAATAACAAGTTATAATGTTGCTATAGATATTGCTACTGAAACACAGTCTCTGCAAGTAGGGCATGAAAAAATTAAAGAAGAATTAGAAACTGCAGGATATACTGTAGCTATAATAGATTTATAAATAATTAAAATAAAATAAAATGAGTCCAGACGATATACAATTAAAACAATTAGTAGCCTTACAAAGAATAGCTTCTGTAAGAGGTACTTATGCAGTAAATAATACCGCAGCAGTAACAGATAAAGACTTTAGTGAGTTTTTTGTGTGTGAAGATACTGTAATAGCAACCTTATTAGAAAATGGAGGAGGAGATGTTAAAACTAAATATATAGCTGCTCCAGCTACTGCATTAAAAGCAGGTACTATTGTAACTTGTAATAATGGTAAATTTACAGGCATTACATTAACAAGCGGATCAGTAAATTTAATATTACTATAAATGAGTCCTGGGTACGGGTACGGAATATCAGATTTTATGAGCAGTAGTAAAAGTGCTGCTACTAGAGGAGGTGGAGGAGGAGGTTTCCCCAACACCTATTCCTTAGCCTTCGATGGTGTGGATGATTTTGTTGATACAGGAATAACAACAACAGGAACAAACGATGTTAGCATTTCTTGTTGGATAAAAACAAGTGAAACTTTTGCCTCAAGTGAAAGTAGATGTGCTTTTGGTGGTATTGACCTTACTTTTGGTGCTAATTATACTTTAGGTCGTTTAGGTTCTGAATTTGGAAGTCCTGATGATATGAAGGTAAGAGTATTTAATACTTTTGGAACTACTAAACTAAATGATAATTCTTGGCATAATATTATCTACACTTATGACTAC